GAGCAGCAACTGCAAGAGATGGGGCAGGAACTGGAGCAACTGCACGGTATGCTCGCCAATGTGAGCAAGTCGTTTGAGGCGCAGGACTTGGAGATCAAGGAAAATGCCAACCTGATTAAGGCATTCGACGCTGAAACCAAGCGCATGGCAGCGTTGCAAGACGCAATGACCCCTGAGCAAGTGCAAGATATGGTTATAGGAACCATACATTCGATGATTACGTCAGGCGATCTAGTCAGCGAAATGAACCCACGGGGTGAGGAAGTCGGTGAGGGCTTGCCGCAGCAGGATATGCCCCCTACAATGCCTCAACAACAACCCATGATGCCCCCGCAACCCCCTGCCGCACCGCCGATGGCGGGCTAAGGAACTATCATCGAACTTCTTCACCCAGCAATGGACGCCGCCTTTACGGCGCGCACCGCAACCTATACAGGTACCGCCGGTTCGACGGCAACTTGGCCCAATGGCCCGCAAGGCGTGCTCGTCTGGTCGGATCAGGCGTGCTATGTGCGTGTGGGTGTGGGCGTGACCGCCACATCTGCCGACACGCCGATTCCGCCTTTCACTCCGATTGCTTTCCGTGCCCCGCAGGGTATGGATACTGGTCCGTGGCGGGTGAGCGCCGTTCAGGTGACGACGGGCGGCACGGTCTTCGCCAAGCCTATCAATATCCGCTGATATGTTCGGAGCCGCTACCCAGAACGGCGTAGGTCTAGGGGTAGGTAATATCCCAACACTCACCTCGCTCGCATATCCGCAAATGCTCAACGCCATTGTGCTCGGCGCATTCTCAGGTGGCGCCCCCGGCTGGCTGTACGACGACAGCCGCATGGACACGCTCTTTCAGGACGCTGCGGGTACAACGCCTGTCACCGCGCTTGAGCAACCTGTCGGACTTCAGCTTGATCTGTCGCAGGGGTTGGTGCTTGGGACTGAACTATTTGCCAATTCAAACTTCGCTTCCGGCTTGACGGGCTGGGACACAACCGGAACAGTCGCACCAGCTACCACAACGGTCAATGGGTCGAATCAGCTTGTTTTATATTCAATCGGCGCGACTTACGCGAGGGCTGGACAGGGGATTGCGACAGTTGCGGGTAAGTGGTATCGAGTGACGATCAGCGTAGCGTCAATGAGTCCCACAATGGATTTGTTTGTTGGGACTTCGCTAGGCGGAAGCAGCATACTTTCTGCGAGTTACGCATCGGCGGGGACTCTTACTGCGTATTTCCTCGCAGTTGGAACAACGACATATGTTCAGCTATTGAATGGGTATAACGCGACTGATGTTATCAATTCGTTCTCCTGCAAGTCCATCGCAGGCAACCACCGCTACCAGCCCACCAGCGCGAACCGTCCCGTCTGGTCGGCGCGGTATAACTTGCTGCTTGCCACGGCCTCGCTGTCAACGCAGTCGGTCACGACAGATGCCACAAATTACGTTCTGTACTTCACAGGCTCGGGGACGGTCACGCTGTCCGGTACGTCAACCGGCACACTATCCGCAGGGTCGAACACGATCACCTGTACGGCGGGAACGCTGACGCTCACGGTGACGGGTTCTGTGCTGACTGCTGACTTGCGACCGGCAAATCAGGCTGTTGGCCTACTGCCTCAATATCAGGCAGTTGTCACCGCGAGCAACTACGACAGCGTAGGCTTCCCCGCAGGTTTGCGCTGGAATGGCAGCAACTCGTGGATGCAGAACGCTTCGACGGACTTCAGCGGGACGAATAAAGTTTCGGTGTTTGTGGGGGTGAGGAAGCTGGCGGCATCTGGATACCAACAAGCTATTTCTTTGTCAGTCAATGACGATGCCAACCCCGGCACGTTCGGAATTTACACCCCCGCGTCTGGCGCAAATTATGCGGCATATTTACAAGGCGCGACAAGTCAAATAGCGCAGACCGCCACAACATTTACCGCGCCTATAACGAACACTTTATCTGTGGCTTTAGATTTGGGTGCTAGTTCGATTGCAACCAAGGTAAACGGCGCAACCCCATCCATTGCAAATGGTGGCTCAGGAACCGGTGGCGGCAACTTCGGCAATTACCCCGCTTACTTCGGCGCACGAGCAGGATCAAGCCTGTTCTTCAACGGCCTCACGTTCAGCAACATCGCCATCGGGATCGCGCTGAGTGCGAGTCAGATTGCGGCTTTCGAGGCGTGGACAAATTCAAAGGCGAGGGCTTATTAAATGACTGACAACATTCAAAGCTGGGTATCAGCGACGATCATTATTTCTGCCGCTGACCAGAAAGGCGTACAGACTGCGCTCAACGATCCCACGCTATTCGTCACTCCCGCAAGCCCAACGGGTCAGGAACCGGCAACGGCCTTCTTCACCTCCGGGCCGTTTGCGACAAGCCTGATGGACGAAATGACCGCAAAGTCGTTCCCGTTCAATATCCATGTGCGTGACCCCGACTGGCAAGCCGCACTCGCGGGTGAGGGGTTGCAGATGATTGTGGTGGATCAGAATGTTTAACGTCCCGACCGACAAAATCCTGCATTTTGCTACGGGCGCTCTGATCTCATTGGGGGTCACCGTAGTGCTTGGCCCAGTCGCCGGGGTTTGCGCTGCGCTTATCGTCGGCTGCGCGAAGGAGTGGATCTGGGACGCATGGATGAAGCGTGGCAACTTTGAGGCGTGGGACGCCGTGGCGACTACGCTCGGCGGCGTTGCTGTCGCGGTTTTCTACGCCATTGCGCAAAAACTGTAGCCGAAAGCTATTGCAAACCATTGGCTGAAAGATTATATTAATCGCACAGGGCGATACCCTGGTGCTCAAATTGGAGCAAAAAGCATGACCGAAGAAGTAGTCAGTTCAGCGGAAGTACCCGCGCCAGAGCAACCCGTCACGGCGACAGTTGCCCCTGAAGTTCAAGCGCCGGAAAGCACGACGCCAGAAGCCGCACCCAAAACCTTCACTCAGAGGAACTGGACGCAGCGATCGGCAAACGGCTTGCAAGAGAGCAACGCAAGTGGGAACGCGAGCAAGCGCAACGTGCGCAAGCCCCCGCCGCTCCTGTTGAACCCGTAGCACCCGAGCAGTTTGAGAGTACTGAAGCGTATGTCGAAGCATTGGCAGCGCAAAAGGCTCAAGCCCTGATCGAGCAGCGCGAGCAACAACGGCAGCAGTCCGAGGTGCTTGAGACGTTTCACGAGAAGGAAGAAGAAGCGCGGACGAAGTACGATGACTTTGACCAAGTTGCGTACAACCCCAACCTTCCGATCACTCAAGTGATGGCGCAAGCGATACAGGCGTCTGACGTTGGCCCCGATGTGGCTTACCACCTTGGTGCCAATCCGAAAGAAGCTGAACGCATCTCCAAGCTACCGCCCTTGCAGCAAGCCAAAGAAATCGGCAAGTTGGAAGCCAAATTGGCTGACAGCCCGCCGGTGAAAAAGACTTCAACCGCGCCAGCACCGATTACGCCTGTCACGGCACGAAACAGCGGCGACGCCTCGTATGACACGACCGATCCCCGGTCGCTGAAAATGTCGATGGCCGAGTGGGCCGCTGCGGATAACGCCCGTGTAGCGAAATTGCTGGAGGCGCGTAACCGCTAACTGCACGGAAACGCTAGGTAATCAAAGTTCTAACCTAGTTTTCCACTTCTGAAGGAATGTCAAATGGCTAATTCGCTCATCACAATCGATATGATCACGCGCAAGTCGCTGGTCATCCTCGAAAACAACCTCGTCATCTCCCGCAACATCAACCGTCAATACGACGACTCGTTCGCTGTCCAAGGTGCCAAGATCGGCTCCACGCTGCGTATCCGCCTGCCCGACCGCGCTCTGGTCACGGACGGTGCCGCCCTGCAAGTTCAGGACGACAACGAGCAGCACACGACCCTCACCGTGTCGAGCCAAAAGCACATCGGCGTGAACTTCACCTCTGCCGAACTGACGATGCAGTTGGACGACTTCGCCGAGCGTGTGCTGAAACCCCGTATCTCGCAGTTGGCCTCGACCGTTGACGCTGATGTCGCAAGCGTCTACAAGTCGGTCTACAACTCGGTCGGCACTCCGGGCACCGTGCCCTCGACCTCGCTGGTTCTGCTGCAAGCGCAACAGAAACTCAACGAGTTTGCGACTCCCATGTCGCCGCGCTACGCCACCGTTAACCCGGCTGCAAACGCTGGTTTGGTTGAAGGCATGAAGGGCCTTTTCAACCCGACCGGCACCATTGCCCGCCAGTTCAAGAACGGCATGATGGGCGAAGGCGTGCTCGGGCTGGACGAGATCAACATGAGCCAGTCGATCAAGCAGCACACGACCGGCACGGCGGCGACCTCGCCCATCGTGGCGACCACCGTGGCAACGCAAGGCGCGACTTCACTTGCGATCAGCTTCTCGTCCGGTTCGCCTACCTTCAAGGTTGGCGATGTGTTCACCATCGGCAGCGTGTACGCGGTCAACCCGCAGACCCGCGAATCGACCGGCTCACTGCAACAGTTCGTCGTGACCGCTGACGTTTCGGTGTCCTCGTCCACGACCGCCACGTTGAGCGTCTCGCCCGCCGTCTACACCGCTTCGCACGCGCTTGCCACTGTGGACTCGTTCCCCGCTGCCAACGCCGTGCTGACGTTTGTGGGCGGTTCGGCTACGCAGTACCCGCAGAACCTCGTCTATCACAAAGATGCGTTCTCGCTGGCAACTGCCGACCTGTTGCTGCCGCAGGGTGTGGACATGGCCTCGCGCCAGGTGCACAACGGTA